CTCACAGAAGTCATCTAGTAAATCCTTTTGGAAAGGTCTAATAACAAAGTTATCCATAAGTATAGATGCAGTTCTTAATTCCTCTGCATTGTTACCAAAACCTGTATTGTCTTTAATACCTAATAAGATAGGAGATACAATTCCGTGTCCTAACATTATCTTCTCTCTACTCTCATCAGCTAAGAACTGATATTGTGCGTGAGCATCTGGTAAGTGTATAGGGTCTATAGTTGCAGAACTATCTTTGTCTTCGTTAAAAGCTATGATTGTTCTACCTGCATTATTTGTTCCTCCAAATTTATCGTTTATCTTACTCTCTATTATCTCTTGAGTCTCCTCTGGAGGAATACCGTTATTAAAGTTAATAAATAAGCTAGGCTGTAAACCATTTTTTATATTGTTGATATGGTAGTTAGACACCTCTACCTCTAAATCACAGTACTGTAAACATCCGTGATAGTCACTAGGAGTATAATACCAAAATCCACTTTGATAAGGTTTAGATACAAATATCTCAGAAGTTTCCTTTTTACCACCTTGACCGAAAGCAGGTATTCTTTTAGGCTTATCACCTCTCTTGTACTCAGACCAATTAGGATGATAGTACCAAGCCTTTATAATTCCATCTACAGCTTTCTCAGCTCTAAGAGTTTCTATTGGAAAGTGTAATGCTTTTAGTACTCTCTTTTTAGTTTTATTGTAAACAACTTGGATAGCAGCCATTCCTAGCTCTTTCCTATCGTTTACTATTCTTTTAATGTCTTTAGGCTTAAATATTAATTGAGTCTCTGCCCATTCTACAGGCTTCTCTTTGCTGTCAGTACACTCTAATCCTCTACCATAAATCATATCAGATATACCTTTGATACATCTTGAGTTAGTAGGACTACCTAAATTTAAGTCTATCAGTCTACCAAAGTGATTGTTGTCTTCTCCCCAGCTAACCCAATTATCTCCTTTTCTTTCTATAGCCTTAGGCATCTCATAGGTAGATAGTTCAACGACACTAAAGTTCTTAGTATAATTCTTTGGCTTACTTACTGAATAATTCTTTTTAATATTTATTTTACCCATTATATTGTTATGTATTTATCATCGCCATCTGTATCATTCTCTTCGTAATAGTCAGTACTTATAGTGTGGTAGATATCCGTGTTAGTTTGACTTGTAACGTATATCTTATCTCTATACCATAAATTCGCACCTCTAGTCATCTCTAAAACATAGGCTCTTTCAGCTATAAACTTATCTGAAGATAAAGTTATATCTATGTAGTCATTGTTAACTGATGCTGTAACATCTGAAATTGTTACTATGTTGCCTGTTCCGTCTTCTCTTATCGTAGCACTGATACCTGTTGTATCTAATGTTCTAGGTAAGATAGAAAAAGTTTGTGAGCTTGATGTTGGCAATAATCTAATCATAAACTTATAACGTATATTTACTTTTTTGTTTTTGTTGTAAAAGAAAAGGTCTACCGAAGTAGACCTAAACTAAAAAACATAAAGTAAACTGAAAAACTATGATTGAACTACAACAGTAAATCCTACAGTTGCAGGGTCAGAATCCAAGAAGTTAGCAGGTTTCTTTTCCATACCAGTTAAAGTTAATGTATAACCACTTAGGTCATTCATTGCTTGTCCTGTTACGATAGTACCAGCAGTTACTTGACAGCCATTTTCAAATCCAGCTAAAAAGTAATTGTCATTTTGGTCTTGAACGATAACTCTTGGTCTACCATAAGAAAGTAATTTTAATTCTTTATGGTCATCAACAGTTAATTTTTTCAAGGTCAATTCAACTACTTGTTCGAAGGCAGTAGTTCCTGTTTCAGCACTAGACTGAATATTTTGCGTGAAAGAAGAAGCATCTCTTACTTCATACTTGTATACATTTGGTGTTCCAGTTACAGCGTCAATAACGTCTGTATTAGTAGCATCAAATGTGTAACTAGCAGGAGTAGTATCTTCAAAATTCGAGAAGTAGATAGCTTTTATACCTCCAACCGAATCCTTACATACTTCTTTTCTTCCTAATGTTAAATCACAAGCCATTTGTTGTATTGGGTTTTAATATCCCTCCCCACAAAGAGGAGGGTTATTGTTAATAATCAGTTAATTAAGCTGGAGTGTAAAGAACGATGTCTGAACCAAATCCGTGTTGTACACCTGCTGTAAATCTCATTACGAAACGTACATTTTGTGAACCATCAATGTCAGCCATATCTAATACTTTTACTTCGTTATGGTCAGATAATAATCCTGTTCCAAAGAAGATGTTAGAAGCTTCAGCTAAGTACATGTAGTTAGAGTCTAATCCGTTTGCTAAGAATACCTCTACTCCATCAAATAATAATGAGTTGATAGCTTGGTTATTTCCTTTTGCTTCGTAACCAGCAGCTCCTACTCCGTCAGCACCAAATCCTCCTAAAGCTCTTACATAAGCTTTATAAACGTTTTGAGCAACGTATAATTTTACATCTGACTTTCCGTATAATGCAGAAGGCATAGCATCTACTACTTTACCCATTTCAGCGATTACGTTAGCAGCAGTAATAGTAGTTCCTACTACATCGTTTACAGTTCCGTCAGCAGTAGCTAAAGCTACTAATCCGTCAAATTCTCCAGCAGTTGCAGTAGCACCCATCCAGATATTTTTCTCATTCTTGTCAGCAATCTTAGCAATAATCTCAGCGATTAAAAACTCTTGGAAAGAAGGAGGTAAGTTGTCAAATGCAGAATATCCCATAGATATTGCATCCCAGTCATCTCTAAAATCAGATTTACACAAGTTTAAGTTTACTTGGAATTCCTCTGGTTGTAAGATTTTCTCGTCTAAAGTAACAGTGTCAGTAGCAGCGAAATCACAGCTTCCATCAGCGATTAAGTCTGTGGTAGAAAGTCTCTTGATTACTTGCTTGAACTTTACATTTGGTTTAACAGTAATACCACCGTTTTCGATAGTATTTGCAGATAATAAAGCTGCTGAGATGTACCCTGCTGCTTTTTCTCCTGCGTAAGTTGTTGTAATTGAAGTTGTTGTTGCCATCTTTTTTTATTTATTAAATAGTTTGTTGTAGATTGAATCTTTCACAGTTCTACTTCTGCTTTGTGAATATAAATGTTGTTGTTTTTGCTCTACTTGAGCTTCTGGAGAATGTACTATTTCTTCTGCTTCTACAGATAATTCAGTAACTTCTTCCTTAATTTCTACTTCCTCTGATAACTCAGCAGGAACATCTTTCTCTTCTGAAGGAGAAACGATTTCCATCATCTGCTTAACAGAAGCCTTTAATGAATCTAACTCTTCGTATAAAGAATCGTATTTCTTCTTTAGTGATTCAATATCTGAATCTTCAGAAATAACTTCTTCTTCTGCGATAGGAGCTTCTTCGATAACTTCCTCAGCTTGTTCTACTTTTTCTTCAGCTAGTTCAACAACCTCTTCTACAGGTGTTTCAACTACTTCTTCAGAAGAAAGTAAAATACTTTTGAAAGCATCTACAATTTCTTTTGGACTTTTCATAAATTAAAATTTATTATTAATAACTCTATAACACTAATAACTAGTAATATAAATATTGTTGTATTTTTCAATTATACATTACCAATACCTTGATTAATCATTCTGCCTTTACAACAGTCTCTACTATACCTACTACCATCTTTACATAGACAAGCTCTTCTTTTGTTCTTTGGAGATGTTCTACTCCACTCTTGTTCTCTTCTTCTACTCATCTTTTAACTTGTTTAGTACTTCGTTTAGTAATTCTAAAGCTTCAGCATCTTCTTCAGATAAAGATAACTTCTCTAGCTTGTTTATTGCCCATTCAACTCCACTAGTTCCTCCCCAGCAATCCCACATAAGACCACCACATCCTTCCGAATAAGGTACATCTTTGTGTTGTTGGTGTCTTTTAAATGATGCCATTCTAGATATTGTATCTCTAGTTAGTGGCTCTCTATTAGCTAGTTGGTTTGCTCTTTGTTTTCCAACAGGAGTACCACAACTTCCCCAGCCATTCTTTTCTACCCAAGCTAACGCTCTTTTAGCATTGTTAGTTGCAGACTGTGGATAGTCACTATAAGACTTTAATTCTTGCTTAGCTAACTCTTGTTCTTTTTGACTAAAGAAACCTTCTATACTAAAACCAAGATATTTACCCTGCTTTACGTCTTCCCATATCTCATCGTTGTCAATCTTCATAACTACAGCCCAAGCACCTTCTGGAGCATCCAACTTGTATAAGTTAGTTTTATCCATATTAGGGTCTTCTACTATCCAAGACTCTATGAGAGATACTCCCTTTACTGCTAGTTCGTGTTCTATCGTAGCATTATTATTCTTTAGTCTTTTAAGGTAAAGTTCAGATGCCTTCTTAACAGTCTCTTTAGAGAACATTATCTTGTAAGCGTAGTCTCCACTTTTTCTAAATATTTCCTTGTCTGGAACTAAAGCTAGTCCTACTACAATTCTTTTCTCGTCATCTACAGATTTGAATTCTACTTTGTGTCTACTTAAAGCTACAAAGTTTTCTTCTATTGCAGGACTTTCTACTAGTGAGATAGCTTCTATCCCATCCTCTAGATTGTTTTCGTCTATTATTAATTCTATGATATCTAAATCTTCCATAATTATTGTTTTTAACCTCCTATTGTTGCTGTATTAGCTATATTTAAATCTAATTGTTGTTGAGTCGTTATTTCTGATGAAACCACATACGTTTGTATCGGTTGGCTTAATTGACTAGCTATTGATTGCGTTAGCTGATTTGATTGTGTGCTTCCTGCTAAGTTGAAGTTAAACTCCCTAGAGTCTCCTTCTCCACCACCATTACTACCTGCTGCTGCTCCTATAGCACCACCACTACCTGCTGAAGATTGAAACTTCTGTCTTGCTATCTTAGCTACTTGTAGTAAACCCATAGCTATAGTTGAAGCAACCACAAAAGGCTTAGCGAAACTAGGAACAGTTTTATCCCCTATAACTTGAGAAGCACCTAAGAATGTGTTTATAGTTGCATTAGCTATATTAGCTGCCTTGTTTAACTTAAACCTTTTCTTCTCTATAGCTTCTTGCTTTTTCCTTAAATTCTCATCATTTCTAGCTATCTGTAACTGTATTCTTTCTCTTTCATCTTTAGATAAATCCTCATTTAAAAGTCTTTGATTAAGCTCGTTGTTTAAAGCGTTTGTTTTATTTTGTTCTATAGTTAATTGTCTGTCGTATTCTCCACTTAAAAAGCTAGTCATAGAAGACTGGAGCTCCATATATTTTTTAAGACCATCCTCTAAAGTAAACTCCTCTTTGTCTTTTGTTTTAGGAACTTTAGCTCCCATCATTTCAGCTTCTTTAGCTAATTCTATCTTCTTAGTGTAATAAGACTCCCATTTTCCAAGTAATACTGGAAAGTTAGTGTCCATTTCATCAATTTCTTTTTTTATTGTTTTATCAAAATCAGATAATTGCTGATTAGCTTGACTCTTAGTCATTTTACCTATTGACACTTGATAGTCTAAGAATAGTTTTAGTTTAGCCCTATAAGCTTCAGCCTCTAAATTAAACTCATCTAAATCTTCTGTGTTTTTTCTTTTTAAATCTTCTAAATGATATTTTCTCTGTATAATTATTTTAGCAGCTTGACTTTTGGCATTTAGTAATTCTGTTTTCTTTTCTAAACTTCTTATTTGGTCTAAGTAATCTTCAGCATCTTCATCAAAATCTTTAGGGTCTTTTATAGGTGTTATTTTTGTTTCGTTAGTCTTCTTTAATTCAAGGTCAAGACTAGAATACATTTGGACTAAACCCCTAACTTCTTTTTGCTCCTCTCTAAGCTGACCTATTTTTGTTAAATCAGCATTTTTTGTATCTTTAGATATTTTGAGTTTTTCTATCTGAATAGCGTTAGCTATTTCTTCAGCTCTTTCTAAATTTTGTTTAAGTTTTAACTTATTTTGAAGAACTCTATTTACTTTCTCCTCAGCATCA